CCAATAATAACATCACCACTTTCATCAGGTAAAGTTATTGTTCTATCGGCTGTTGGATCTGTAACTGTTAAAGTTGTTTCGAAATTATCAGGAGTTGCTCCTTCAAACACAAAAGCATTTTGAATATTAACTTGTGTTGAATTAACAGTTGTAGTTGTACCGTTGATTGTTAAGTTTCCTGTAACGGTTAAGTCATTTGAAACTGTTGCATCACCATCAATTGTAACACTTCCTCCAGAAGGATAAAGTAATATATTTCCACCATTTGAAATAGTAATATTACTTGTTGAGTTTTGTATGTATAAAGTACCTGTTCCAGCATTATTAATTACTGATTGTGTTGAGTCAGCTTCGCCATAAAAAATCTCGTCAGATGATAAAGTAATATTACCACTTGAGTTTATAGTTAAATTAGTCCCATCACCTACAATATGCTCACCAGCGTCACCAAATATTACCTTTTTATCATTGGCTAAAGTTACATCACCAACAGTTGTTAAATTACCATTACTATCCCCAGATATCCAAGTTGTAGTAGTTGAACCATCATTTCCAGCAATTATTAATTGTCTATTACCAGTAGCTGATCCAGCATTAATAGTTCCTATAATTATATTACCATTCCCACTTGTTATATTTTGTCCAGCGTTGTGACCAATTCCAATATTTAAATTACCAGTTGTACCTCTTAAAGTATAGTAACCAAGTCCTGTATTATTTACACCACTAGAAACAGTAAACAAGGATTCAGAACCAAATGCTACATTACCAGAACCTAAGCCAATATTAGATCCAGACCTATATCCAACAGCAGTATTGTTATCTCCTCGACTTAAATTATCTAAAGCCTGGGTTCCAATTCCTGTGTTATTTTGTGCGTCTTGATCTAAAGACCCTGTTGTTGAGTGGCCAATCAATAAACTATTTGTAAAATTAGATCCGCCTTGTTTACTTAATAAATCTGCATTTAAAGTTACATCACCAGAAGTTCCACCACCAGATAAACCAGTGCCTGCTACAACTGAAGTAATATCTCCAGTTGGTACTGTTGCAACTTGTGCATCTACATAAGCCTTAACAGATTGTTGAGTAGGAACTTTTGTATCTAAATTAGAAGACATATTATCTTCATCAATAATAACATTAGTTACTCTTGCATCTGCTCTTGCATTTGTATAATAAAGATTTGTGCCTTCACTTAAATTAGTTGTGCTTTTAGCTGTAAATGCAGTATCAAAATCACTTTGACTAAAACTAAGACCAGGAACAAATACACCATTTGTATTATCCCATATTAAAGTTTGTCCATTTGTAGGATTGTTTGTGCTAAGATCTATGTCAGTAAAATTATCAATAGATTTAGTTATTATCCTTGAATCAAAAAATGTATTAAAATCTGCTGAATTTAATTTAGTTGAAATACTATTTGTAATTGTTGAAGCAAAATTTGCATCATCACTTAAAGCTGCTGCTAATTCATCTAAAGTATCTAATGCTGCAGGTGCTCCATTTATTAAATTATTAATTTGTGTATCAGTATAAGCATTTGCTGCTGTAGTGATAGGTGTTTGAAAATCAGAATATTGTAATTTATATTCTTGAAAAGTTGAATTGTCAGCCCAAAATATCCAATCGTTTGAACTGATGCTAGAATTAGTTGTGTAATTAGTTAAATTATAAGAAGGTCCTTGAATACCTTGCAAACCCTGAGGTCCTGTAGGTCCAGTTAATCCTGTTACTGATGTGCCCTGAGGTCCTGTAGGTCCTGCTGATCCAGTTAAACCTGTTGGTCCTGCTGGTCCTGTTGAACCTTGAGATCCCGCAGGTCCTGTTGCGCCTGTTGGTCCTATCGGTCCTCTTTCATTTGTTACACTTAAATTTAAAGGTGTTGAAGTTACTGTAATTGTCATTTTTATTTATTCCTTATTACTGAGGTTGATATCTAATTATAAATACAAACCTTAATGATTTTTTCTGTGCAGGACTTCCTGCTTCCCATTGAACTTTGCAAACTACTATAAAAGGCGTAGTATCATCAGCAGTAGAAGTAAGACTGCTATTTTGATCTGATAATAATGTACTTGGCACAAGAAAATCAAAAGATCCTGCTGTACCTGTATTAAATATCTGATTACCTTTAATATATGTTTGTGCTGTTGCACTTGCTTCGGGTGCTAAAGATGTTATTTTAACAGAGCCTCTGTTTCTTTCAACGGTAGCCGTAAAACATTCGGCTTTTATATCAAATGTTGCCGTAGCAAAATCTGTAGTATCATTTGTATTTACACTTAATAAAAATTGATTACCTTCAGCAACTTCACGAACAATTACATTGTCCGCTCCGCCTAGATAATTTTGTATGTTTGAAATTCTCATAGTATCTCCTATAGGTTAATTTATGAGTAATACATAACTATAGTTATATATTGGTTAATATTATGTTAATTCAGCACTAGCTGAAAAACTTGTTAAATTTGCATTAGCTGAATTTGATCCAATATCAACTTCAACATGAGCATATTGTTTTGTACTTTGGTTTACTGGGTTACTACCCGCATTCCATGTAGCGTTTATAGTTGGTGCATCTCGCATTGTAACAGGATACCATATATTCATATGTCTTATATGACTACTTGAAGTACCTATAAATCCTTCACCAACAATACTTACTAATTTATAAAAATATCTTTGACATCTTTCTAAAGATTTATCATAAGGTATTGTTTCAAATTTACTAGCATTACTACCAACTTCTAATTGTATACCAGATATAAACCACGTATTGTTTACGGTATCAGCTAAATTAACTTGGCCTACTGCTCTATTATCATCTGCAGTTGTATTCCAATCTGTATTTAAAGTACCAGAATTAAAGTCTGATCCAGATGTTAACCACCAACTTACTTCTAAACTTTTATTATTATTATTAGTAAAAGCTGATGTGTTATTAGTATCTCCTGCAACAGTTATTAATTTCTGTTCCCATGTATTTGCATTATCAATTGTATATAATTTACTTATATGTCTATTATCATTATGATTATATAAATCAAAAATATAATTACCAGTCTTACTAGATTTAACCCAAAATGTTATTGTTATATCTTCGGCATAAGTTGTACCATATTTTAATCTTTGTAAATTTTGTCCTTCTATAATTTGTTTAAATTTAAATTTTGAACTTGCACCTAAAGTAGGTACTGTAGTATTTTCTAATTTATAAGATTTACTTAATACTGTATTGTCAGGAGTATCACTTGAATCTGAATGCGTCCAAGTTCCAGAATTATTTATATCTGAATACCACATATCTGTTAAAAGATATCCTGGATTAGCACTAACAGTAGAAGATGAACCTTTTTGGTTTATTAAAAAATCTCCATTAATAATTAAATTTCTATACTGGTTATAATCAAAACCTAATAATACAGGAGCAATAGAATTATTACCAATTGTTGTAATATTAGTTGATGGGCTCCAGTTACCAATAGTTAAGCCTGAAGAAAATGCACCTCTTGAAAATGAATTTGTTAATCTTATCCAAATATATAAATCAGTTGTCGCAGGTATATTTTGTATTTGAAAATTTTGACTTGAACTTGCAGCATAATTTCCTGTAGGAGCATTAAAATTTTGTGCTAAAATTCTATTAGCTTCAGGTGTACTTGCTCCACTACCATAATAAATTTCAACACCTTCAACATTATTTGAAGACGGTATAGTAAAAGTTATATCTATATAAGGAGTAGTTGCAGTTGGGTTTGTACTATTTAAAACTAAATTTGTAGCAATAGATAAATTTTGATAACCTTTTGTAGATGAAATTGGCGGTGATGGCGCTTTAGCAGTTAGCACACCTACTGTATAATCTTCTAAATTATATTCTTGTGCAGTTATATAATAACCTTGAACACCTCCGCTTAATTCTGTTTCTGAAATACTGTTTATTTTAAATTCAGTACCTAATTGTGACTGAGTAGTAATTGATGTTACTGCACTCCATGTAGAATTAAGAATATTTGTTATTGGCTCAATATCAAATGTAGGATTATTAACACCTTCATTAAATAAAGTATTAACATAAAATATTAATTTAGCACCATAAGAACCTAAAGATAAACTAGGGCTAGCTTCATAAGTTACAAATGAAAATATTTCGCTTAATTTATTATTTTGTTGAATTTGAATATCTGTTAATTGACCAGTTGAATCATAAAATTGACCATTAATACAATCTTTAAAAAATTTTAATAACTCTGTATAACTTGCTACTGTTCCAGGTACATAAAATATTGCATCTCCTGAACCATCTTCATATTCATAATTTGAATAATTAGAATATTGAATTACGTAAGGAGATGTTTTTTGTCTAATAACATATTCTCCAATAGCATTGCTACTAGATCCACTAGATTGACTTGTTGTGAAATTATGGCTAAATACATTATTTTCATTTAAATTATAATAAGTATCTTTAACAGTTATAATATCATTAACTTGTAATTGTGCGGCTCTTGTATCTGTTTTAAATGAAACAATTTTATTACTTCTAGATCTATTCATTATAACAGTACCCGCTCTTTGAGCCTCAACATTTGTATTAATGTATTTTAATTTTAAATCTTTAGATAATACAGGCTCATTAAAATATTTACTTCCATACTCTAAAAATACTTGATCATCTTGATATTCATTTGCTTTAGATTTAAATTGTAAATTCATTTCATTTAATGTTGAATTAAAACCATCATTAACTAAAGTTACACTTCCATATATATTAGACTTATCAAAATCATACTGACTTGTTCCAGTTGTATCTGAAATCATTTGAAACTTACCTAATGTATAACTAAATATAGATTGAGAATTACTAATAATATCAGAAATAACTAAATCTTTAGAATCATTTGTATTAACATAGCCATTACATTGATATCTTTTACTAGTAACAGAATTACCGTCAGGGTCATTATGTGTAACTGATGCGTCACAAAATAATTTATGATTATAAAATGAAGATATATCTAAATCACTATCTGATATAGATAAACCACAACCATAAACTTTATTAGTTAAATAATCAGCTAAACATTCAGCAGGGTTTGATGAATATGTTCCAGATAATTGTCTAAGCACAGATCTAGGTAAATGGGCAGTAAAATATTGTTGGTGAGATTTATATGTATAGTTACTTTTTACCCCTGCACTATCATAAGAAGCAACAGTTTTTAGTCGTCTAGATCCCCAAGTTTCTTTGGATCCTAAATCTGTTAATGCCTCACCAGTACTTGCAAGATCCCCAGCACCACCTAGCCCAGCTATTAGCCTATCTGCGTATTGCTCTTCTGTATAATTTGCATATATTCCACCTGTCGGTGTCATTTTAAAAGTAACTATTGGAAAATAAAATACT